TAAGAGAAGCCGATGGCGTCATCGATCCTCGAATAGCCGGCGATGGCCGTCTCGAGCGCGTGATCGCTGGCGCGCGCCGGGGAGTACCCGTTCGCACGCACCACCATGCCATGCCCACGATCGTCCGCGGTGAGCCAGAAGACCGTGTTGTCGCACTTCGCCGGGCTGAACTTGGCCGCGCAGCCCGTTTCCACTGCCGCCGACTTGTTCGGCTCGAACGGCTGGTCGGGGTTCGTGCTCGCCATCCAGATCTCGGTGACGGCCTCGCCGAACAGCCACAGATCCCCATGGCTTTCGATCACGGAGACGAGGTTGTCGGGAGACTTCTCAGCCGTGGCGAACGACAGCGCGTCGATGTCGGTGCCGAGCAGCTGTGACCACTGCAGCTTCCCCGTTCCCGGGTCGTTCCACAGGAAGTAACCCGCCGCGAAGATCACCACATCCGCGCCGGTGAAGTCCGGGTCGGTGATCTGCGTCACCGTGCCCGCGATGGGATCGATGAAGTAGCCGAGCGGACCGGTCACGAGCATGATGACCGAGCCGTTGGAGGCCATCGAAACCGGCGCCGTGTCGCCTGCGATCGCGCCAATCAGCGTCGGCACCCATCCAGTCGTCAGCCGATAGACGTTGCTACCGACGACCGAGATCAGCGTGGAGGCGTTGAACTTCAGTTCCCCTCGAACGCCGCCACCGGCCATGTTCGTGAGCAGTCGAAGACCGGGCGTGCCGATCAGCGCGGACCCGCTCTTCCCGTTCGGACCACCCGGCTCGCGATACAGGTTCAGCGTGCGCTGCGCGTTCAGGCTCCGCGAGCGCGCCGTGTAGGACGGGCCGACGAAGGGGAACTGGCTCACGTCAGAAGCCCGCGATGAAGTTCGGCAGCGTCTGCGGCGCGTCGCCCAGGTAGGCGTCGTCGAAAGTCGCATACGCCGGGCGCTGGTTCGCGCGCTTGATGTCGGCCTTCGACTTCTTGGCGACGTCCATCACCGTCTGCGGCAGCGGGACGCCGTATTCGCCGGCCAGCTCCACCGCGAGCTCGTAGCGCAGCGCCTTCGCGTATCCGGGCGGATAGCAGATCATCTGCGCCGTGGTCGTCAGCCGCTCGAGTTGCAGTTCATTGACGATCGAGAACGTGTTCGCCAGCGTCGGCACCGGCCACATCTTGACCGTGCCGAGCGGATAGGCCGCGTCGTAGAAGAACTGGACCGCCATCTGCGATCCCTGCGTCTTCAGGGCGATGTTCGAGAACTGGTCCTCGTTCACCTGCTCGCAGGGGTAGTCCAGCCCCTGATACGTCGTGTAGGCCGATGCGATGCGCACAGGGCGCGTTCCGTTGAAGTCGCCGCCGGGGCCGATCGTGTAGGAGCCCTTCCCGGCCTGGAGCGGGAACGTCTGCAGCTCGCTCGCGTAGACGGCCAGTTCCTGCGTCGTCCAGTTCTCCAGAATGTCGTTGAGCACCGCGAGCGCGGTGGCGGTCATGTTCGCGCCGGGCGTCTCGCCTTCGGCAAGGATGCCGGCCAGGCGCAGCGCGCGCGTCATCAGGTCGATCGCTGGAACGCAGGTGGCGCCGGAGACGACGACGGTTGCCATGGTCTTAGACCGGGTCGGCGTCGAGCGCTTCCCACGCCTGCGCCACGATCACGGGACTGCCGTAGCACTTGTTGATGCGGTCCTTGATGAGCGCCACGTCTTCGGCCGTGAGCTCGACCGGATCGCCTGAATGGATCGCGAGCGCCAGCTTGTAGCGACGGACCTTTTCGGTGCCGCTGACGTGACGGTCGTCGTCGAGCGTTGCTTGAAGCGCCGCAAGAGCAGCATCCTTCAGGGTGAAGACTTCATCGTCCTGCTTGAAAGGCTGGCCGTCGAGTTGAGTGAAGGTGTGATTGAAGTTGCGCTTCATGTTGGTTTACCAAGCTGCAGTTGTGGCTGCGACAAAGAACGCCGTGCCGGTGCTGTCCGTGATCTTCAAAGTGCGAGTGGCAGAGAAGTTGGCCGCCACCGTCGCCGTGGTGACGGCATAGCCGAAGCGAACCACGCCCGTTCCCTGAGGGATCAGGCGAAGGTCGATGTTCGTATCGGTGCCGAGCGCCTTGACGAAGGGGGCGCCACCAGCGACGGTGTTGCCGAGCTGCAGGTAGTTCGCCGCGCTCGCCACGCTGGCCAAGCTCAGGAGGTTCGCAGAGCCACCGCCAAGGAACGCGAAGGCGTTGTCCTGCGCGATCAGCTGCACGTCCTTGCCGGCAGTAGCGACGCTGCTGTAGAGCGTGAAGCCGGCGTTGTTGCCGGGCGCGCGCCAATTGATGATGTGGCCCTTGGCAAGCTCAACCGCAATGCCAGTGCCGGTGACCCCGTCCGTGCCAGTGATCGCGTTCTGGTTGAAGACGATGGCCTTCTTCCACTTGCGACCGCTGCTGACGCTGCTGCCGAAATAGACGCCGACGTCGTTGTCGGCATTCGGGCTGCCGCCGTAGGACGTGTCGCCGCCTGCGGGCATCCAAATCGCGGCAATGGAATTCGACGGGGCAAAGTAGGCCGTGACGTCATTGACGCTGCCGGTCTTGTTCTTGACCGCGATCTCCATGCCCAGGCCGCCCTTGGTGCCTGTAGCCTCGATCTGAACGTCGAAGTAGCCGGCCCACACGCCGCGGTCGCTCTTCGTCGAGACGGCAAAGCCGGCCACTCCGATGGTCTCGGTCGGCTCGCCGGGCGTCGTGTCCATGTTGAGGTTCGATGCGAACCCCACCAGCGGCATGCGGCCCTTGTCCGTGGCGGACATCAGACCCGCGTCACGGAACGCCCAATTGGCACCTACGGTCGAGTCAGGGACGATTCCGCCCTGCGTGCCGTTTCGGTTGCCCGTGCTGGCCGCGGCGTCACCGACGAACACGCGGTCGCGCAGCCGCAGGATCTTCGTGCTTGGCGTGATGTCAGGCCAAAACCCGGTGCTGCCGCCGTCCGTGAACGGATCGAAGAGCAGGACGCCCTTTTTCGTGTCAGCCGGGACGCCGGGGCGAGTGACGGTGATCTCGTCGTACTTGCCATCACCGGCGGTCCATCCGAACTCGCCGCCCGGGTCGGTGACGGTGAAAGGGTTCGAGAGCGCCGCGCCACTGACGGGATCGAAGATCGACGCGATGGACTGATCCAGCGTCTTTCGGATCGTGACCTGGGCGCCGGGGACGGCGTTACCCCGCTCGTCCTGTACGTTCCAGTAGCGCGGCTGCATCGCGTTCCCTTACTGCTTGGCCGCGGCGATCAGCGCCTCGATCGCTTCCTGGCTTGCGCGCGCGTCGAACTCGAGGCCAAGCTCGCGGGCTTCTGCCACTGCGTCAGCCTTGGTGCGCGCCTTCGGCGTGCGATCGGCCACGACAGCGGCCTCTTCGTCGGCGTTCACGCACAGCACGGCGCCCAGTTGCGGATCGGGTTGCACCCACTTCGGATAGGTCATCGCTTCCTCCAAATGAAAAGGCCCCGGAGCCAAAGCCCCAGGGCCATCAATTGCCGATCAGTCGATCAGGCGGTCGGCAGTTCGCCGCTCTTCATGAGCAGCATCCAGTCCACCGCGACCGCAGCGGTGGCGGCAGCGTTCAGGACGAACGTCACCGAGCCGGCGGCCGGGATGATCCGGGTGACGTACAGCGCCGTGCCGTCCGCCGCAGCGTTCGACAGGTAGGCGTTGAACTTCGACTCGGTCGTGAAGTACGGGTTGGACACCACCACCTGCGTGCCGGCCGCGGCGATGCCGCAACGGCCCTGGAACTCGGTGGTGGAGACGTTGCCCGGCGTCACAGGACCAGCCGAGGTCTGCGCCAGGCCCTGAGCGATCAGGGCCGCTTCCGTGACAGTCTGAAGCTGCACGATGGTGCCGGCGGCGTAGCCGGCGTAGGGACGGTTCAGAAGGATCATGGTTGTTGCTCCTCGGGATCAGACCGCGTACAGGCAGGCGAGCTCGGGGTAGGTCGCAGCCCACCCGAACAGCACGTCGATACGCATGATCGAGTTGTCGTTCACGCCGTCGTAGAACTGCGTCACCTTCACGGTGAAGCCGTCGTCGTCGGTCATCTGCGACACGTCCATCACGCCCTTGCCGCCCTCGGGCGCCCACATCGGCACCATGGCGAGAGTGAAGGCGTCCTTGTGCATCGCCACCGAGGCCGAGAACGAGCCCGAGGCGGTGCCGAAGATCGTGAACGGGCTGCCGCTGGTCGGCGAGGCGGTCACGTTCTGGAAGGCGCCGGAGGTCACGATCGCCGGAGAGATCGGGATCGAGGTGGCGCCGCCGGCCACGTCGGCAGTCACGGTGAACTGCGCGAGCGTGCCGGTGGACTGGCGCGACTGCGGGTTCACCGCGAACACGCCGGGCAGCGTGATCTTCGTGCCGCGGGTGATCGTGCCGCCGGTGGCCACGACGGTGACCGTCGCGCCGGTCTGGTTCGCGCCGTTGATGTTGGTGCCCGCGACGGCTTGCGTGCCGTTGGTATGCACCGCGACGTTCTGGTCCATGCCGTAGGCGAGGCCCAGGCTGTCGACCATCATCCCCGACTTGAACTGCTTGCTGATCGTGTCCTGCCCGTTGAACAGGCCCGCGAAACCTTGGATGCTCGCGGCGTTCAGGGCGGGGGACATGATGAGCGAGCGACGACGGTCGCGCGGGGCGGCCATTTCGTCCAGACGCTGGCTCAGGCCCGTGACGGCGCCGAGTGCGAGAGCCTGCGTGTTCGGCGGGCTGCCGGGCGTGCCCAGGGTATTGAACGCGGCCACGCGCGCCAGGTCGAGGCCTTGGCGGTCGATCTCGTTCACCACCGGGGCGATCGCGGCCTGGATCTTGTCGCTCAGCTTCGTGAGCGACAGGGTGCGCTCAAGCGAGGTGAAGCTCAGGTCGCAGCCGCCTTGCTGCAGGGTCAGCGGGACGGTCGTTTCGACGGTCGATTGCGGTTGAGCCACGCGGCCAGCACGGTACGTGTAGCGCGGGGGCTTCTTGATGTTGATCGTCTGACCCGGGGCATAGCCGCGGGACATGTTCGACTTGAACTCGTCTTCCCAATCGCGGTTGGCCGCTTGGGCGAAGACGCACATGTTTTTCAGAATCGCCAGCGACTCGCGCGCGACGATGCTGCAGGTGACAAGCGTGTTGCTCATTTAAAACCTCATGGATGAGCAGGCAACAAAAAACCCGCCGAAGCGGGTTTCGTGTGGTGCCTGTGGATGGGTCATTTCGCCCACCACGCGCCTTGTGATTTGCGCCACTCGGTGTATTCGGGCATCGACATATCGCCGGGAGCCTTCGCACCTGCGGTGGCAGCGGTGTTCACAGCGGACAGCGGGGCGGGCGCCTTGCTGACAGCAGGGGGCTTCGGAGCAGGGGCAGCGGGCGCGGAGGCACCACGGAGCGTGGCTGCGAGCGTGCCGAGCTCGAACGCGGCGTCGGCCGGCTCGAGTTGGGCGATGCGCGCGGCTTCCGCCGGGTTCTTCGCGAGGTGGTAGGCGAGCTGCGGGCCTTGCGGGCTTTTGAGAATCGCCTGCTGCATCGCGGGCGAGGCGGGCACGCTGTCCGCCATCGACATCACCTCGGCGAAATCCGGGGTGGTCTTGGCGAACTCGTTCGCGCGCTCGGCGAACGTCTGTGCCTGCTTGTGCTCGGCCTGCTGCTGGCGTTCCTGAGCCGCCGACTGATCGCGGGCTTCGAGGGCCTTGGTGACCTTCTCTGCCGCCTTCCAGTCGGTCAGCGCTTCGACGTACTCGTCATAGGTCGCGAACTTCTCCGCGGTTGGCTTTTCCGGTGAATTGGGCGCCGGTGCCGGTGCGGATGCCGTTGCGCGTGCCTTCCAGAAGTCGGCTTCGCGAATGGCTTCGTGCTTCTGACGGGTGATCTCGTCGAAACGCTGCTGCAAGGTTGGCTTGAAGCGCCCGCGCTCGTCGCGCTCTTGCTTCTCGCCTTCGTCCTGCTGCTCGGTTTGCTGCTGGTTCTGCTCCTGAGCAGGTGCGCCCACGTCGGCCGGAGCCGGTGCAGGTGCTTCCGCTGCGTTGGCCGCCGGCGCTGGGGCCGGTGCCGCTGTCGTCGCTGCGGGCTGCTCGAAAACGATTTCTCTTGCTTCAGACATGGGTCATCCCACGAGGTTTTGCCCGGTGCTTGAGGCGTCCGGTGTGCCTTGGCTGCCCTGTTGCGCCTGATCCGCCGGGGCTTTGGCGGGGCGATTCGTTCCACCCTCTTCCGAGAGGTCTTCAGACACCTCGTTCGCGAGGTCTTGGGGCGGGGTCATCTTGGCGATCAGCATCGCGATGACGCCCTTGAGTTCTTCGACGTCCTGCCTGGACGCGGCAGTGACCTCAGCGACCCGCACGGACGCGGAGGCCTGCGTGTTGGCGACGTTCTCTCGCGACTGCGCGTCGATCTTCTTGGCGGCGATGCCCGACTGAGCCTCGTGCAGCTGCTGCTGCAGGTTCTGGATCACCTGATCCATCTGCTGCATCTGCTGCTGGACCTCGGGCGGGATGGGCGGCGGCTGGTTGCCGTCTTCGCCATCGCGGATCTCCGGCGGGATCGTGCGCGCGATGCGCTCGGCGATCTCGTCAGCGCCCGGCCAGTCCATCGCCCTGACGACCTTGTCGCCCGCGATGTCCATGAGCTTCGGCCACGACTGGCCCAGCTCCGTCATCGCGGCCACCGCCTCCTGGCGCTGCGTCGTGTAGCTCGGGCCCATCGTGACGGTGACGTCGTATTCACCGACCGTCAGATCGTTCAGGACGGTCTCGATGGCCTGCATCTCGCCGTCATCGCCCTGGACCTGCTTCGTGCCCGGCGTGTTGATCTTCGCGGTGGAGATCGTCTCGCCGTCTTCCCCGAGGATTCGAACGACCCGCTCGGTGTCGTACACCTTGGGGATCATGTCGATGATGCAGCGCCCGCAATGGCGGATCGAGCGCGCCAGGTTGTCGGTGAAGTGGAAGTTGGCGACGTCGCCTTCCTTCTGCCGG